TCTTGGCGATGTTATCCTTGTTGATCCCCGGATGCAATTTCAGATACAGGGCTTTCACCTGTGCCTCGCAGATCGCCGCGCGATCTTTCTGTCCGAAACCATAAGCCACCAGCAAACAGAACACCGCGAAGGCGGCGCCGGCGAACGCCTGCTTACCGATCGGCGAAAAGAACGCCGCGGCCGTGAACAGGATGATCAGGCCGATCCCCAGGCCCCAGTGCCAGACTTCGCCCCAGATCGCGTCGATCAGACCGCTCGCTGAATACTGAAACCATGTCGAGGCCCAACCGAACATCAGTCGTTCCTCAAGCACATGGCCCGCTCGGCCTGTCGCCGGCGCGTGAGGCCAGGAAGCACGCGACCACCAGCGTGGTTATAGGCCAGCATAGCATTGCAGCCAGCGGTAATGTTCCCAGCGTTGATGTAGCGGCCGACAGGACCACATAGGGCGTGAGGGCCGAGGTTGTAAGCAAAACTAATGAGGGCAGCTTCGCGGTGGGGAGGCTGCTCTTTGGGCACGCAGGGTCGCAGCTCGGCTTGGTATTTCTTGAGATCGCGGCCGAGCATCTCTTCGCATTCCGCCTTGGTGTAGATCTTTGAGAAATCAGCGCCGTCAGCAGCTGTCTGTCCATAACAGATTGTCTTGACTCCAACTTCATCACGGTAGACCTTTCCCGAGTAGCCCTCGAATGGTGCTACGAAGGCAACAGCGATCGCAATAGCCGAGCCAGCAGCGATGGCGATCTTGCTGGCTGTGCGCGGCGGGGTTGGTGCAGGTCGGATCGGCGTGGCAATGGGCGTGGCAGCGGGTGGTGCGGGCTTGGGACGTCGGACCGCGAGGACAGCGAGGAGAGCTTTGAGCCAGTTAAGCATCGGGTATGTCCTTCTGGTCGATCAGCCGTGAGACGAAAATTGCGACGAAGAAAGCGAAGGCTATGCACATATACGTCCGCGGCCGCTCCAAGGGATTGATGAAACCAAGGACCCCAGGAAAGACAACCGATGCGACTGTACCGACAGCGCCCAACGCAGCTAAGCGGACACTCCACAGGCGATGCCAGTATTGAGCGTCCGGCGCGAGCTGAAGACGGCGCATCACGCACCTGTCTTCGGGGGCGTAGCTTTGCTGAACTTGCCCTTGATCCAAGTCCAGACCCGGCCGCCTTCGAGGGCGCCGAGAATGAAAGCGGCGACGACAGCAGCCGTGGCGAATCCGATGTGCATTATGTGGCTCCAGCAGCGACGATATTGATGTTGATCTGGTCGTTGATGGTCTGACCAAACGTGTCCGTAGCTTGGATATTGAGCGTAAAGCTTTCGTTAACCCCGCCGCAGGTCAGCGGTACGAACGCGACTTTCTCTGTCGGATCGAGCGTCGGCGCGGCGACCGTGGAGACAATGCCGGTGGTCGGTGTGATCGACGCCGTCACTGCGGACAGTACGTAGCCCTGCAACAGCCAGTCGCAATAATTGATCACGATCTTGCGGACGTCGTGCTGAGCATAGTTGCGGGTGCCGAGCAGCATCAGGCGCTCCTTCTGAAGTAGTCTTCACCGGGGAGCCGCGGTACACTGGGACTGTCGTTTTTCCGCGAAAGGGGGAAATCCGGCAGACGGAAGAAATCGCCCTCGTCGGGGCGCCGGATCAGCGGAACATCGCCGGTCTTGCACCAGTCGGAACCAATGTCGATGTGGTCGTAGCAGTATTGCGCCCGCGGCACCGTCAACGAGATCGAGTCGTCAAGGCGCCAGATCGGCGGCGAATCGGGAGAGCGCACGAAAGTGTCCATGCGGCGATCATCTCCGCACGGTGTTAAGTCTTCGTTTACGTTCCGATCGCGTGCCAGTAGAACTGGCCAGACGGGTTGAGGTTGACTTGGGCACCGACGAGTGAGGTTTTCAGGACGCGTACAGTCGCCGTGGCGCCGATTGGCGTAACGGTTACCGTTGGCCCGGTGTCGGTGTAGGCGCGCGCGAATCCGAAAGTGGCGTTGTTCACGCCGACGCCCCAGTTCATCAAAATGTTGCCGTGAAGCAGGAAGCCCGTTGGACCGGTCGCGCCACCACCAGTGCCGCCAGCGGAAGACACAGGCCCGGTTGGGCCTGTCGGACCCGTGCCGAGTGGTCCGGTAGGACCAGTCAGCGCGCCAACGGCCCCTGCAAGCTCAACGATATGGCATGAAGTTGGCGGGGTGCTGAAGGTCAGCGGACTACCGGCAATAACGCCGAGACCGCCGCCGTTCGTGTTGTTCATGGCGATATCGACCCAGATCGGAACGCCGAGCGCCTGAGCGTCGATCACGCCTTGAAGTGTGACTGGAGTAAATTGGCCGGCATTGTGGTTCGCGACTGCGCCATACGCACTGGGGACCACTGTGCCGGTTAACCCGCCGCCATACACAGGCGCGGTGCCGGTGCCGTACATGAGCTGTGTGTTCTGGACCTGAGCGTTGCTGGCGCCCTGAATGATCGTGAACTCAGAGGTAACGAGAAGCTGGCCGGTTACAGATGGTGTAAACGTCCACGGGCCGACGCCTTTCTTGCCATAACCTTGCATGCTCCAGATATTCGTGCCGGTCGCACTTGGTCCGGTGCTGTTGGTCCAGCCGGTGAACCCGGCGTCAGGCATCGCGCCCATAGCGAAGCCAGTGGGACCAGTAGAACCAGCCGGTCCCGTGGTGCCAACCTGGCCGCCGCCAAGCTCGAAGGCCCAGACATTGGCAGCATTGATTTGTCCCAGAGTAGCAGCGACGGTCGCCTTGAATGCCAAGTCAAACCAATAAGGAGTGCCCGCGGTCATCCCGCTAATAAGGCCGGCGATCGCTACGGGTTGAACAGGCTCGGTGGCCGAGCCGCCGCCGACAAAGTTATCCGACGTGAACGTCGTTCCAGTAATAGCGCCGCCATAACTCGGCGGTGACGTCCCGGTGCCATAACACAAGACATAACCGAATGCGCCAGCGCCGCTGGTTGTCTGCATGTTGCCAGCCAAGCCAGCAAACACGTCACCACTAGTCGCCGGTGTCAGCGTCCACTGGAGCGCACTGCGCGCCAACCCCATCATGATATAGGTGGGCGAGTTCGTCTGTGTTATCCCGACCATGCCGGCAGACATGAAATTGACCGCCAGACCGCCGGGACCGGTTGGACCTGTCGCGCCTGGACCAGTCGGCCCGGTAACTGTACTTGCGGCACCTTGTTGACCTGTTGGGCCAGTTGGGCCAATGCTACCCTGCGATCCTGTTGGACCCGTAACCCCTTGGAGGCCCTGTGCGCCCGTCGGACCTGTTGCTCCTTGCGTCCCTTGCGATCCTGTTGGTCCTGTTGCTCCAAGATTTCCTTGGAGGCCCGTGGCCCCTGTCGGCCCAGTGGAGCCTTGTGTTCCTTGGGTGCCTGATGTTCCCGTTGGGCCTGTTGGGCCGGCTGTTCCGGTAGCGCCCGGTGATCCCGATGCACCCGTGGGCCCCGTTGCCCCCGTGGATCCTGGTGATCCTGGTGTGCCTGGTGTACCTGTTGGTCCTGTGGCTCCTGTTCCGCCAGATCCGGTCGGGCCGGTAGCGCCGGTCGCCCCCGTTCCACCCGTACCGCTACCGCCCCCGCCGCCGGGGCCTGTTGGTCCGGTCGGCCCCGTCCCTGCGGTCTGAATGAAAAACGGTTGCACCGGCGTCAGCGTCGCAAAAGTCGGATCTTGACTGACGCCAATGGTGATCGCGTCGTTGAAGGTCTGACCGTCAGTCGTGGTGACGCTGATAAAGACGCTGAAGGTCTCGATCTGCGATGAAGCATTCACCCAGAAGATCAGCGCGCGTTCATCAGGTGTGAACTGCGTGGTCGCGCCAATGGTAGAAGCCGGCGAATTACATGTAACTGTGGCTGAGACCAAGTGCTCGCCTTGTCTCAGTGCGTTATCGTAATTTGCTAGGACACGTCTGGTCTCGCCGACAACCAGTTGCTCAGTGCCAAGGAGCATGGGGTCACTCCTATTTGATGATGACTTTCATCCCGGGATGCTTGAAAAAATCGCAGCACCAGTCAGGCTCTACGGTGCGCCCGTAAAGCATCGGGTCATCGTTGTGGCACGTATGCTTGCTGAAGAACTTGCAGTGGTCGCAGCGGAACGGCACGCCATCGGGGTTCGACGCGAGACCAACTTGGGGGCGCTCGGTCATTATGTACCTATGGCGATGTAGTCCACCTGTCCTGAGACGCCGGTGGAGCATTTGAGCGCTACCGCAGTCAGGCTGATGGCATAAGCGGCGGTGCCGGTTGGCCCGGTGTAACCCTGTCCAAGCGCAACAGATGGCAGGCCATCGGTGTAAGCTTGCGGGAACACCGCGGTGACACCAGTATGATTGACGGCGACCGATGCCCAGTTGATGACGATGTTACCGAGACGAGCGAAGCCCGATGCGCCGAGTGAGCCGGCGCCGGCGCCGGTCGACCCAGAGATAACAGCACCGACCGGACCTGTCGGGCCGGTGTTGCCAGTCGCGCCGGCGTTACCCGGCGGACCGGTGAACCCGGTGCGCCCGGCGAGCCCGGTCGGCCCTGTCGCGGTGGACGCCGAGCCGGTGAACCCGGTCGGACCCTGAATACCAGTTGCGCCGGTCGCGCCGGTCGCGCCAGTTGGTCCAGTCGGACCTCCAGACGGCCCTGTCGGACCGGTGTTGCCGGGCACGACGACAATGGGGCGAGCATAAATAGGTGCGGGACCGTAGATCAGCGCTGGCATAGCGCCGATAATCCCTGTTCGAGCTTAAGGATTGGTTCAGATTTCCTGGGTCGTCACAGTTCTTGCCAAGTGATCCCCATTGGCACGGCCGGACCCGTGGTGCCGTCGGTGCCGAATGACACGCGGGCAGAAACGACGCTCGTAACCACGGCGAGATCGAACCAGTACGTCGTCCCTAGGGCAAGATTGTTGATGATACCCACCATGTGGACCGGCTGCATCTTAGGAAGCTGGAGGGCGTCTTCGAAGCTTTGGGTGTAAGGCACCGGAGTTCCCCCGGTGGCATTGGTCTGAGGCGCCGTGCCGGTGCCATAGTTAACCCGGAACGCGGTGGCCTGGTTTAACGCGCGGCCGACAGGCCCCTGCACGCGAACCTCTAACCGGCCACTGAGCTGCGGTGTGTAGGTCCAAGGGGAACTACCAGTGCCGAACCCGGCGTTCGGCCAGCCGCCAACAGTCCCAGTCATGTTGTGGAGCGGACCGGTCACTCCGGTGAAGGGCAGTAGTGCGCCAACAGGGCCGGTGATGGTGGCAGTCGATAGTCCCGTCGGCCCAGTTATGCCAGTTGGGCCGATAGCGCCGGCACCCCCCTGTATGGTGGATGAACCGGTACCGCCGCTCATCCCAGTGAGACCGGTATTGCCGTCGATGCCTTGAGAACCCTGTACCCCTTGCAAGCCGGTCGGGCCGGTCGGCCCAGTGCTCGCGACTCCGCCGCCAGCCGCGCCGGTGGCTCCCGTGGCACCTGTATTGGAAATGGAGCCGTCGGCCCCGGTGGCTCCACGCGGACCGGTTGGGCCTATGAGACCCGACCGTCCTGTTGGTCCAGTGATCCCGATAGCACCATCTGGTCCAGTCGGTTGCGCACCGGTGGACCCGGTAGCGCCGCTAGGTCCGGTCGGTCCCGGGGCTCCGGTAGCGCCGGTAGCTCCTGCGTTGCCGATACCTCCCGTCGTGCCGGTGATGCCTGTCGCACCAGTTTGTCCGACGCCGGTGGTAAGTTTAAAGACGGGCATGCCAATCTCCCGTCAAAATTCTTCGAAGATGAAACCGACCGGCTGAGTTGGGCTGTTAGACCCTATCGTAATAATCTGAGAGTTCGATGAGTTAATCGCTAGGTCGAACCAGTAAGTCGTCCCGATCGCCAGACCACTCACAACACCAAACAAATTTATCGGCTCCAGGATGAGGGCGGCGGGGCCGCCGCCATTCTGCGCGAATGGTACCGGAGATCCACCCGTGCTATTGAACGCGGGGGCCGTGCCGGTGCCGTATTGGACGCGGGCGGCCCAGCCAGTCGCGCCGTTTGTAACCAACGAGAATTGTGAATGTACGCGCAGACGTGTGCTGCTCACCGGCGTGTACGTTATTGCATTCGCCGGGACGTTTGCGCCCTTGCCCAACCCGCAGAGCGGCCAACCGGGCGTCCCAGTGATGTTGAAGTTGAAAGTCGCCCCGCTGCCGCCGGTGTAAGGATACCCGATAGACGTGCCGGTCGGCCCCGTTGGACCTGTCCCGCCACCTACGCCAGCAGCGCCAGTGAAGCCAGTCGGCCCGGTAGCCCCGGCCGCACCCGTTGGACCTGTGGCCCCGGCGAGCCCAGTAGAGCCGGTAGGACCCGTAGGACCTGTGTTACCTTGAACACCTTGTGTTCCTGTTGGACCGGTGGCGCCGGTCGGACCGGTGGCGCCGGTGGCCGACGCCCCAACTGGTCCGGTAGGGCCGGTTGCTCCTGTGTTAGGGGCAAATCCGGTAAAGCCGGTGGCACCCGTAGAACCGGTAGCGCCTTGACTGCCTGAAGGGCCGGTCGGCCCTGTCGATCCGGTACGGCCCGTTGGGCCAGTCAGGCCAGCCGTGCCCGTTTGCCCCGTTGCGCCGGTAGCCCCCGGGGTAATAGGCCCGGTGGGACCAATAGGCCCGGTAGGGCCGGTGTTCGTAGAGGGACCGACCGGCCCAGTGGGACCAGTCGAACCCGTCGGGTAGACATACAGCGGGCCAGTTTGAATGGCGAAGATCGGCATCACGTCTCCGTGGTGCTGTAACCGACACCGTCAGCAAACTGGAAACGGCCGTGCATCAGCGCGATCTTGGTCGGCGGATGGTTCTGATCGTACATGATGAAATCGTAGATGTACCAGCCGGGGATCAGCCCGGCGCCGGTGCATCCCGTTGCGCCCGTGAACCCGTTCATCACCACATCGGGCACGTTCATATGCAGGATGCGCGAGTTGACGTCGTCGACCACGACCAACGTGCAGCCAGTGACGCCTGTGTCAATTTGTAACAGGGGAGTCGGCTGCAACAGGTTGCCTTTAATGGTGATCAGGAAGTTCTGATTTGATAGTGTCCAGGCGGGACCGGTTATGCCGGGCGGCCAGAACGACGGTTGGGACCCCGTCGGTCCGGTCGGGTCAAACTGAAAAGCATCTTCCCAGGTCGCGTTGTTGACCGTGGAGATGTCAACCCGTGCACTCGTAGGAACACCAGATGGGCCATCTGTCCAAGACATGGTCGCTAGACCCCCCAGCTCGACGGTGTCGGAAACGGCGTCGAAGAGCCGCCATCTTGACTATGGGTGCGGAAGTTACGCGGGAAGCTCCACGCTTGCGCGCCACGCAGGTAAGCTCGCTCCGCCTGTACCCGGGCCATGGCGATGCCGTCGCGAAAACGCTTCACATTTATGGGCCCGTTCGCCGAGTCCGAATACGACTTGGATTTGTGCATCTGCATCCGGCCAACGATGCCGGCTTCAATCACTCGCTCGTATTGCGGGATTAACCAGGAAGGCGCGTCAGGAACATCACCATGTTGATTGGGCAACACAATGGACTTGAAGACCCGTGCACTTACGGCAACGGGGTTGTTCTGCGGCCATATCAAGCAGATGTTGATGGAGGGTGGCAGGAGATCGTCGACCACAGCTGGGTAACAAACACGATTCTGGTCGACAATGTCACTCAGACGCTTAATCTGGCCGCCTTTCGCCGGGGTCAGCGTGTAGTTCTGGGTATTCTGCGTGATGGTGAATGGGATCCACTCTGGCCACGTGTTGCTGTCCGACAAGAACTCGTCGATCACATTAAACATGACCCCGCGGATGCCCGCTCGCGTCGCGCCCGGGAGTTGGACCTCACACTCATTCATCAGTCGGTTAAGGTCTTGCTGCTGGATCGCCATCGGGTCTGTCTAGGTGTCCTTACTGCTGTTGCTGCGGCGTCGCGATCGTCGGCGATGCCGGCGATGCAAAAATCCCCACGAGCATGTTCTGAAACTTGGCGAGGAACGAGTTCGCTCGTGCCACCGGTACGTCTTCCTCATCCCGGAGCATAGCGTGGGCCACCAGCCCGTAGACTATCGGGAGACGGAGCTGCGGCTCGACTGGGACCTGTTCCGACGAGACGGCGCCAAAGCTTGGCATGCGATCGCCAAACTTATAAACAAACATGTCTGGTCGAAGTCGTCGCGCTTCGAGGAGTGCCGTATTCAGCGCGACGAGCAGGGTATCGTCACTGTAACGATACGGTGGCGTCCGATCCAATAGGATGGTCCGGGCGTCGGAGACGTAACTTTCCACAGAGTCTAGGGTGAATGAGGTGGTGCCTGCCATTATTCTTGGAAGTCCCCAAACTTACCCATAAGCTCGCCGTGCTTCTTGCCGGCAGCCCGGGCCTCCTCTTCGTCAAAGATCTCGTCCGGTGTTTTCTTTTTGCGGGCGTCGAGCCGCTTCTGTGCTTCATCGGCGATGGGATCAACGGTGATGTTACCGGCGTCATCCCAGCTGTAAGCGCCAGCGCTACCTCCGCCGGAAAACCGCTGTGCGAACTTCTTATCTTTCCCGGAATAGCGAAACTTGGTCATCGGTGGAGCACCCTATGGATCTGCCCCACCCTCGCAGCGATGTGTTAAGGATTTGAAAAGAAACACCCAGGTGTTCAAAAATAGACCCCCAGGTGTTCTCTTTTATACAGTCCGTGCCACACAACCCCTATAACTCTCCACGGATAAACACAGGGAGAGACCATGTTTGATCGGGTTGGAAGGGTGCTTTGCGCCGAGTGTGGAGGGCGGATGAACGCCATCGAGATCGCCCGCGGAGCCGCTTTATTCGCCTGCGAGAACTGTAGCCACGCCCTGGCGGTCAACTGGCCGTCTTACACCGACAAAGAAAAGGGGGGCCGAAGCCCCCCTCCCCTATCCAAGCTCGGTTAACTTACGAGCCCGGGGTGACTTGCGCCTGAACCAGCGCGCGTCCGTCGACGACTTGGTAGCCGTAGACTTGCAGACCACGGAGAATCTGACCGAAGGTCAGTTCCGAGCGGAGAGTTTCCACTTTCGAGATCTGCGACGCGAAAGTCAAGCCGTGCGCGTGGCCAGCGTAGATCGGCCATTCGCCAGCGTTGAAGTTCGCCGACTGCGTGCTGTTGTTGGGCAACAGGTTCGAGATGTAGATGGTGAACCGGTCGACCATGCCGAGGCGTCCATTTCGTAGCATGGACACCGAGTCACCGGACAGATACGCCTGCCGGAGTTCGGACTGCTTGATCTGGCGACCAGCCCATGCCGGCATGACGACCCAACGGCCGACTTCCGGGATGTTCTGCTCGTCCAGCACCTGGCCCATACGCATGAGCACGTCCAGGAGTTCGACCTGGCCGGCGCCGGCGTTGCGGCCCACGACAGTCAGAGCGGAGCCCTGAGCGCCAAGGTTGAGCGAGCCGGTGATTGCGCCGGCTGCGGTGCCCTGGTTGGCAGCGACCATCTGGCCGTAGATGCCGCCGAGGACGTCCTGGTCAACAGCGATCTTCAGCTGTTGAGCAGCGTCGTCGGACCACATCGAGAGCACGTTCAGATCGCTCTGCACTTCCATGACGTCATCGAGGATCAGCGAGAAGTACTTGCCGTTCCCGATGTAGAGTTCGACCGTGCCACCCGTCGGCCGGTCCAGGGCCAAGAGGCCGTCGGACAGGTAGTTGCGGATGGTGATGGTCGGCTTGGTGCGGATCTTGACGCGGTCGCCCTTGTCACGGATCTCGCCTTCGTAGTCGGTGTTGCTGATCGCCGCCAGCACCGTCGAGGCGTAGAACTTCTCGACGAGCTTGCCGGACCAGATCTCCGGGATAAAGCCAGTCGACTGTAGGGCGTTACCTACGCTGCCGACCGGATAGATTGCAGGCGAAGAGCCGGCTGATGCGCCGCCAAAGCCCGCTGACGGAATGCCCATGTTGAGGCCCCCAGCTTAGGGCCTCACACACCGTGGCCCGGGTTACTTGACCATCTGCACGCGACCAGCGTTGATCGCGGCATGGATCTCAGCTTCACGAGCCGCTTTCGCCTGCTCGCGCCCATTCCAATGGCCGTGCGTGACTTGCCAGTAGAAATGGCTGATATCTTTGTTGGTGATCGTTGGCTTTGCCTCGGTCGCCGATGGTGCCGGCGAGGGAGCAGCCCTACCCGGAGCAGCGAGGTCTTCCAGCTTCAGCGCTGCTTTGCGTACGGGCGTCGGAGACGGCGGTACAGCAGCTTGAGCTTGGACCTGCGGGTCCGTGTGCCCGGGGCTCTCTGCGAGGAAGCCCCTGAAGAATGCAAGGATCCGCCCGGCGTCGCCTGCGGCGAATGCTTGATCCAGCAACTGTTGCCTTACTATGCCTGAGTAAAGATCCGGTAAACGCAGCCAATCTTTCCACTCGTCGGAGCGGTTGATCTCGCGCCAGTTCGGCAGATCGTCGTCCAAGGTGGCATAGACGTCATTGGCCTTGACCCGTTGCAGCTCTTGCTCCAGGCGGCGGTTCTTGGCGTCGAGCTGCTCGACCACCGGGAGCACGACTTCGCGCGCCTTGCGCTCCATCACGCTGAGCGCTTCGTCGCCGTAGGCTTGGCGCTCCTCGTCGGTGATCAGCTTCTTCGGTTGTTTCGGTTGCTCCGGCTGCGCCCACGATCGCGGGTTCGACAGCTGCGCCAGCTGAGTCTGCTGCATGGCGATGTATTCACGCTGCTGGGCCAGACGGCCGAGCATAGCCTTGTTGTCGCGCTGCTGTTTGGCTAGTTCTGCACGCAACTGCGCTGCTTCCTGTGTTTCGTGCGCAGGAGTCTCAGCGGCTGGGGCTGGGGTAGGGGCCGGAGCGGGAGGCTCCGGGGTCTGAGCTTCCACGACAACGGGAACGGGCTCAGGCGTCTGTTCAGGTTTTGCTGGTTCCTGGGCTTGCTGAAAATAAGCGTTGGCACGCTCGGCAGCCGCCTTGACGGCGGGAGGAACAGCAACAGATTCATCGACGGGCGGAAGGGACTCGGCCATCTGCAACCTCTTTCAGGCAGCAAGGCCGGGGCGGCGTTGCTGGCGCTTAAGAGGCTGTCAGGATATGCTTAAAGAACTCTAAATGTTCGCGGTACACCAGGGCAGCGCCTTGCAGCTTACTCACCAGGGTGGGCTCGGCTTGGATCCATTTGTCCAGGCGATCGCGATACTCGGCTTCGAGCGCGTCGACAAAGCGGCGCAGCCCTTCCTGGTCGCGCGCGCGCCAGCGGAGGACTTCCTCCGCCATGATACCATAGGGGGTCTGTTTGGGCATGTCTTAGCGGCTGAGCCCCGGGGGTCCGATGCCCATGCCGAGCGGAGCCTGCGGCGCGGGGTTCGCCATCGGGGTCGCTTTGGCATAGTTGTTCATGGTCGGCGGCATGGTGCCGGGCGCCTGGGTGACCGCGGCGCGGGCCGCCATCGGCGCAGACTTGGCGCCTTTGCCGGCGTGGACGGTGCGCGCGCCACCCTTGGACAGCGGCGTCATCTGGTTCGGCATGATCGGCATTATAAACCTCCTGGTCGCCCAAGCTGGTTGAGATTCCCTAAGTCACTACCGCTCCCGGAGGCAAAACCGCCGGATGGCGCCGTCGGCGACGGTGTCGGCGGCGTTGTCGGAGCAGTCGCTGGCTTAGCGGGCCGGGCCGGCGCGGCCGGGCTGGAAAACGTGCCGGCATTGGTCGCCGCGGTCGAAGACTGTTGGGCCTGACCGCCGCTGCTGTTGACCGGCTGGATCTGATAGAGCCCGCCGACCTGGCCGCCAGCGTCAAAGCGCTGGGCGAACTTCTTGTCTTTGCCGCGGTAGACGAACTTGGTCATGGGTCACAGCGGGCCTTCATCCGGCGGGAACAGCGACGGCGCCTTGGCATAGTCGCGGGTGCCGGCCGCTTGTGGTTTGATCTTGCGCCCCGGGAGCGGCGCGCGCAGGTTCTCCGGCCGCGACCCCATGATGAAGCTCGGCCGTTCGGGCGGCGTCAGGGCCCGCTTGGGGCCCTTGCTGGACCCCATACCGGGCGTCCGGGTGCCGGCCATTAGCGTGCGCTCGTGATGCCGGCCTTGGCGGTGACCGCCGGGTTGAAGCCGAACATCTTGTCGGAGCCACCGGACGCGAACTTGTCGCCCGGCGCGTTGTCCGAGGCAGTCGGATCAGCCGTGTGACCGGCCATGCCGTTCTTGGTCTCGGATTCAGCCGCCTGCTCGCTGAACATCGGGGTGTTGCCGCCCTTGGCAAACTCGACGTTGTGCGACTTCTCGGTCGCCGAGCCGGCGCTGCCTTTGCCGCTCTTCGAGCCCTTGCCGGAATGGACGTTGTCGCCCGTGCCGTAACCAGAAGCTCCACCTTTTCCCTTAGCCATCGTCAATTCTCCTCTGGGCCGTGCACAGCCCTCCCGAGCATAAAGCCCCGTGCGCGTTAAAGTTTGGTTATCGTCAAGTTGGGGATGGCGGTGACCAGGGTGGGGGGCTGGTGCAGATGATAGAATTTGCGCAACTTAGTGGCGATTGGTTCCAGCAGGTTCCAAGCAAAGACAAAGATCACGTCGGGGGTCATCTGCTCGGCATGTTGGTCAAAGCTGACGATCGGGATATTGGTCCCAGGGATGCACTTGCCCTGTTTCGCCGGCGAGTCATCTACGGTGTACTGGATAAGGTCGTGGTCAAGTCCGAGGTAGTTGCAGAGGACGGTGGCTTTGGCTGGCGCCCCATACCCAACAACCTGGCTTTGCTCCCTGAGCGACGCCAGGTATCGGAGCGTGCTCGTTTTAATGTCTTTTGCTTGGCGTTGGAAGTCATAGTTAGGGGCAAAGCGTTCGCTTCCTGCAACGCTTTCAACCGAAGCTTCTTCGCGGTAGCGTGCATCTCGTTTGCACGCGAAGACACGTACAGATCCGCCGTGGGTTGCAAGCTGCTCGATACGCCATATTCGGAGGGCGTGCCGGTCCAGAACCGTTCGAAGGGCTCTAACGGAGATGTAGCTGTAGTGTTCATGATAGATGGTATCCAGCTGGTTGTTGGCGATCAGGTTGGAAAAAAGCGGGAACTCGAAAGTCGCCACCCCGCTTGGCGCAAGCGCTCCCGCAACGCCGGCGATAAATCCATCCATGTCGGGAGTATGAGCCAGTACGTTGGTGGCATTGATGAGGTCGGCTCCAATCTTTCGCGCAGTCTCCGGGCCCCAGAACTCGCGGCGAGTCTTGATGCCTTTTTGCTCCGAGACTTCGGCGACGCTCTCCGACGGCTCATAGTTCAGTACTCCCACGCCTTTGAAATGTTCGAGGTAGTAGCCATCGTTGCCGCCAATGTCGATCACCAGTGACGCGCCGTCGAGCCTGAACTCGTTGATCATCCGGTCGGCCAGCGCCTTGCGGTCGGCCACCCAGGTCGGCGACGCCGAGGAGAAGTAGGCGTAGTCGTCGTTGAAGATTTCATCCGGCGCTACGTCATATTCCATCTGCCCCAAGCCGCAATCTTCGCAGACCACGACCTTCAACGGGTACTGATACATCCCTTTACCCTCGAAGTCATTGCTCGGCGGTTGCCAGCCAAGATCGACAAACGGGGATAAGTTCTCACTGAAACAGGCGCGGCATTTCATGCGTGCATCTCCCAACAGTGCAAAAACGGCATCTCTTTGATACTGAGACCAGAGTTCTCTAGCCACAGCGAATACACCCGCTCCATCACGTAGGCCATCGGGCGCTTCTTATATTCTTCATCGCGGCTGTCCACACCGACACACTTACCGTGCAGCTCCTGTCTTAGCGGTTCGATCTCGCGCATCATGCGGTCGAACACGCTCCAGCGGGTAATAAACAGATACGGGTAAATCTTGTGAACAGTGTGAACCTTGGCAAAGTACGCACAGGCGGCGTTGTAGAGCAACTCCTCGTCATGCTTCGACCGCGATACGGCGAAATCTTCGCAGATCGACATTTTTGGTCCGAGCGGATAGTGCTGCGCCTGGAGAATGTCGTACTGAGCCAGTAGCCGCTTGATCTCGCCACCATCCCATAGCGCCAGCCAGACACGATATTCGTCGAAAGCGTTTCTGTTACATTGCCACCAGTTTGGCGCGTGCGCCGACGTGGCCCCCTTGATCGGGTCAAAGACCATGTATTTGCGATAGCCAAAGAAGCCGATGATCTCCGGTGGATCGCCGTGCTGAGACCAGCCGATCCAGTTGTTAAAGAGCGCACAGAAGTCGGCGTACTTGCGGCCCGGCTCTTCGTAGCCATAAACCATATACGGCTGAATGATCTCGCCGCGCGGCTGCTGGTCGCCGTCGCGGTGGTCGATCACATTAATCAGCATGCGGGGCATTACAGGTCCTGAAAGTCGCGACTGCCGCGATCGTGCACCAGCACATTGTGCATGTTGCCCCGATAGGTGGTGTGCGGCCATTCGTTCGGCTCAATGACGCGCCCTTTTTCCACGACAAACACCGGAAGTCCAGCGCGCATCACCTGGATAGTTAAATTATTCGGGCCGTGCTCGAACTCCAGATAGCCGTCTTTCGAGGTGGTGTAGTCGAACTGCTTGGAGATTGATTTGTATAGCTCGCGGTCGATGATGATCGCGGTGTCGCGGATATGCAGCTGACCTTCTTTGCTGCCGGTGCAGCCGACCAGGCCGGCGTTCTGCATAGTATAGGCGATGGATAGCCGCGCCAGCCAGCCGCTGTGCATGATCTCGGTGGTCGACACCAGGGTGCAGATCAGCGGCTCCTTGACGTGGTCGCAGGCTTCGAGGAAGCAGCCGCCGCCAAAGGAGTTGTGACCGTTGTAGTCGAAGATGTTGACCGGCTTGAGTGGGGAAAGTTGCGCTCGCGCGGCAACCATATCGAGGTTAGATGGAAACTCCTTGTAGATGACGTAGAGCTGGCAGTCGATGCCGGGCGGGTGCTCCATCCAGGAGCGGACGAAGCGGGTCAGCCGCTGATGGAAGTTCGGGTCCGCGTAGCGGCAGATGTAGATGACGCCGATATCGCTCACAGCGTGTCTCCACTCACGTAGGTGGCTCCTTTGATGACTCGCTCGTGAAGGTTTCGCATTGTCTCGGGGTCGTAATCTCCTGAAGCCTTCGATAAATGTGTTGTGATCGCTTCTGCCAAGTATGGCTGCTCGATGGATCGGTATCGCTCGTCATGAATTGCTTGAAGTCCCGCAGCAGCCAGCGCAGATCCGACCCAACGATCCTCATAATCCGGGTAACAATCGAAGGCGGCAACGGCCGCCATGGCTCGATGGGAAAGTGTGTACGCAGACCCGCCGCCAATATGGTGCTCATCGTAGGTATGGAAGCCCCAGTAATCGTGTCCGGCGGCGGCGTGTTCGGCGAGGCTGCGGAGCAGTCGGGGGACGATGATGTAGCAGTCGGTCGGGCAGTAACAGACATGCGTGTAACCTCTCCTATAGGCCCAGACGATGGCTTGTTTTGTTTTATAGGACGTATTCAGCAGACCGCTGTCGACGTCGAACCGCAGCTCATCGGGCAGTAGCTCCTCATACCGCCGAGTCTTGTCGAAGACGAAACGGTGCTCAAGGGACGCCCCCCAAGTGTAGAGGTAGGTCCCGCGGCACATGTCGTTGGCGCCGTTATCGTGGTCCGGCTGCCAGGTCGAGATCATCAAAAGGGGGCGGACCAGCAGCTGCCAGGCGCCGGGTTTGATGGTGTTCGCCGCCACATAGTGGTCGATCAGCTTGGGTTCAGCCACTCAGGGTTCTCCTCGTACCAGAGCACGCACTTTTTCATCGACTGATCGAACGTCATCGGCGATTTCCAGCCCAGCCGGGCCAGCTTCTCGCCATTGAGACCATAGTGCCCATCGTGTCCTGGTCTTTGATCTGTGACAATCATGTCCTGAGATTTGAGCGGCTTGTTCAGGACTTTGGCGATGTACTCGGCGAATTGCCGGTTGTCGATCTGTCTATCGCCGACGATATTAAAGCGGTCTGGACGATCAACCGTTCCAGGTTCATGGATATGTGGAGTAATATTGCGAAGCAGAAACAGCATAGCATCAGCAGCGTTACGAGAATGCAGATAGTAGCGAGAGCCATAACCCCCTCCGAACTTGTGCAAGGTGATCGTCTCACCCTTGCGTACTGCGCGCTGGACAATACAGGGGAATTTGCCGCCCGACTGCCGCTCGCCGAAATTGTTCATGATATTGACCATGATCAGCCGCAGCCCATAGCTGCGCCAGTAGGCAATGGCGATCGCTTCCTGGCAAGCCTTGCTCGCCGAGTATGGGTTCGACGGCATGATCGGGTCCCACTCCTTGTGCGTGGTTCGCCCATCAGTAGGTCCGTAGACTTCGTCGGTGGATATGTGAAGAAAGACTGGGACAGTGTGTCCGTAATCACCCCGTCGCTTTTGTCGTACGAACTCGACCATCGTGAGCATAATATCAGTGTTGGTGCGAATAGCATAGGTGGGATCATCGAGGGATACGTCGACATCGCTGATAGCCGCGAGGTTGATGATGTAGTCGACTTCGCCAATCCGGTCGGAGAGGAGGTCCGAGATCGGAGCTGAAAGGTCATGCGTGAAAATGCGTACGCGCGGTGACTGATAGATTTTCGTGTGCAGGCGATCCGACAGGCCCTTATGCCGGAAGCTATCAATGCCGGTAATCTGCCAGTCGGTATTGACAAGAAGGTGCTCCATTACATGGCAGCCAATCGAGCCGCCGACCCCAGTCACCAGAACGTGTTTCATGGCTCGTACCCCGTGAGCATGGTTGCGTTATGGTCCGCCGGGTACCACCGGATCTTCGGACCGACGTGCGCCAACTCCATGCGCGCGAGGTCATTCACCTCCCAGGTCACGTTGCGCATAGCGCGCACATAGAGCCGGGTTATGGCCTTGAACGCCTTGTTGAGCGGAAAAACGTCTTGACGGGGGACGACGAACAACGTTCCGCAGAATCGCCAACACGGATAGTAGTCCGTGACTTCCTTTTCCTCCCAGCACCCTGGAATTGCGAGGTCGTTTTTTCTGACACGGCGCAGGAACTCTGTCAACAATGTCCCATCAAATCCTGGTAATCGCATGCAGCCATAATCCAGCCACACGAATACGTCGGCGTCGGCGTCGTGCAACGCCGCTTTTTCCAGCCACTCGAACTTGTTGTGTTGGACGGCATGGTACTCCATGCTATTCTTTGCCGGATTGTCCCCTTGCGAATGGTTGACCACATGTCCGCCGGCAGCCAGCTTCTCGATGAACGGTGTCAGCCACAAGCCAGGGATGGTGTCGTAGAATACAGCTGGCTGGAAGTCACCGAGTGCCCCCCGCAATTGTTCGCCGAGTTTGGCGTATTCCTCTGGTGTGCGTGTGTGCCCCTGTATTGGCACATAGGCCGTCACTACGCGGACTTTGGCTCTTCTTGACCCTGACATACAAATCCCCATACCTCGCGCGCATCCACGCGAGCCAGCCACGCTTCACAGTCTTTGAAACCGAACGAAATGATCAGGTCTTTGCCCCATTCCGGGTCGCGCTTTTCCGGCTCCGGGTGCCACGCGAGCCCCGCGACGAACTCGATGACTTTGTCTTTGAAAAAGAACGGACGCGAGGTCCGAGCCAGTCGGAAGGTGTCGTCGTAGTAGACGAATCGGTGAGAGTAGTATCGCTTCCAGGGTCGGTCGGTGTAGACATGGGCTTCGTGGACGATGCCGAGCCAGCCGGTGCGGAATCGAATGAGTTGCGAAGATCCTGAGAAGCTGTCGGCTCGCAGTTTTGGAGTCTTAATCTCTCCAACGTCCTGTCCTGATTGATCAACGACATGTCCGGGTCGGTACATGAACCGAATAGCGTCGGCTCCGACGATCGGCATCCAGTTCTTTTCATAGAGTCGAGGTGTACGAAGCATCGGCTTAACATCATCGAGACCGAGTCGCGCATATCCTCCGAGAGCGGACGGGTCGCCAGCAGGTCCGCCAATTCTCGCAAGCGTTTGCTCAGCAAGGCCATCGGCACAGCGTTGTCGGACAGTCGCTGAGATCCAGAGATTATTGTCGAAGTCGAAGATGCGGGCGTCTTCGAAGCCGACGACAAGCGGATATGCGCACGGTTGAGGCTCGCGTGGAACGAGTTCAATCTGCGTGATAGCGTGTAGGTCACGATCCAGAGGGACAAGCCAATTACGAGTGTTGATAGGGTTAGTAGCGTTAGCAGTACCGTCTGTGGCTCGAATGAGATAGCGTCCATCCTCGTCCATCCTGTAGTTGACCGTGCGGACCAGCGCCTTCAGCTCCCCGCGGTGCAAGCACACGCTGGGGTTCATCGCGGTCCAATGTTCTTCGGCTACGAACTCGATTTGTTGGAGTCGACAACTTGGGCAGCTCTCGCCAAGAGAGCGCATGTAATGAAGGAGATTACTGTCAGCCAAGGCAGCAGAGAACTGGTACGGTCCACGAGTAAGAGATAGCTCATCGCAAACCCGAAACCCGTCATCATGCCGGCCAGGAACGTAGAAGGCCGATATCGAAAACTCATCTTTGAGCCCTTGTTTGTAGACGTAGTCGTTGACGAACAGCGCGTCGGTCGACAGCGGGATGCGCATGCCCGCGTCGGAGAAGATCACCGACGCCGGGTTTTCGCCTTTTTCCCGGAAGAATTTCGCAATATCGTAAAGACTTTCAGCCCGAGAAGGTCGGAAATTGTATGCAACAAGATTCCATCGGATGAACTCTCCAATATTACCGAGATCTCGGAAGCATGATGCGATATTCGTGTACGCAGACCAGACTTCTTCAGCCCATCCGCCAAGCTCTGCACGTCGCTGATACCATTTGATTGCTTCAGCAGGCTTGCCGGCATCACGATAACTTTGGCCGAGGTAGTAAAAAATACGGTCTTTCGGCTCTTCGCCATTTTTCAGCGCCTTCTTGAAGATCCGAATGTCGCGGATGAACTTGTCTTTGCGATTGCTGCCGTCGGCGTGGTCGATGAAGTACGCCTTGTGCATGGGGATGCAGCCGCCGGTCTGGGCGGCGAGAAACTCATGCGTCGGCGTGACGTAGATCGCGCTGGAGTACCGGCTTAACAGTCTTCGGTTCTGGTAGTGCAGGGCGCCGGCGCACTGGTACATGTCGTGCGACTCGGCGATGACCCCGTAGAGCCAGTCGGGGTCGTTAACAACAAGCGCCATATCGGCATCGAATAGAAGGAGGTAGTCCCAGTCATCGCGCTTGCGCGCAAGCGCAAGAGCATCGTTGCGAGCTTGCGAGAACGTCTCGAAATGACCTCGACCGACGTCACCCGGGATCTTATGGAGTTCGGCCCATTCTTTGATGACGTCTGGCGTGCCATCGGTCGACCCGGTGTCAAGAATGGCGAAGGAGACGATATGCGGGCGCGCCGAGTCCAGCGCCCGCAAGATGCGCGAAGCTTCGTTCTTGACGATCATGTTGAGGCATAGACGGGGGGCCATCACGACCTTTTGATACGATCGCGACCTTATGTCACATTGACGTTATGCCGTCAAGGTCATCGCCAAATGTCGAAAGCGTTGGCCGCCCATACGAAGCAGACCGCCACGCCGAGGACGAAACCGCCAACAAGCGCTAGGGCGATGGTCACGAGCTACCCTTGAACGGGAAGCCCTCGTCGAGGAAGATGCCCGTGGTGCCATAGCCCGGCAGGCAGTACATCGCGCCGGGGATATGCCATCTGAACCCGATGTTGAGGATCAGCACGGTGTTGGCCACCGGCCCGGGAGGACCAACAGGTCCGCCTTGCGCGCGGTAGACGCCGGTCTGGCCGAAGGAGAAGTTGTACGGGCCAGTATTTCCAAATTGCCCGTAGTTGTTGCCGGCGCCAGTAAGACCGCCTGCCTGATACGGCGAGTATTGACCCGTCACGCCGGTGCCGACACCGAAGGCCTGGAAGTTGTAGAGTATCGTGCCCGTGGGACCCGTCGGACCAGTGAGACCAGTGTTGCCGACGTCGCCCTGGCGACCTGTCGGACCCGTGATGCCTGTCGGACCGCCAACGCCGCTCGCGCCAGCGACCGTGCCGCTCGGACCCGTCGGACCCGTGGCCGTAACTGGACCTTGCTGGCCTGTCGGACCCGTGGCGCCCGTTGCGCCGGCGACGCCGTTCGGACCGGTCGGACCCTGCGGACCATTGACGCCGGTATAGCCTTGCGGGCCAGTGACGCCGCGCGGACCGCCTGCCGGACCCGTGGGACCGAAATAGCCGAGGAAGTAACCCGTGTACCCGGTCGTGCCGGTGATACCCGTGGTGTAATAGACGTTGGTGCCGCCGGTCGGACCCGTCGGGCCAGTCACACCAGACGCGCCAGCGACTGTACCTGTAGCACCCGTAGCGCCGCGCGGGCCGGTGAAAGAGTTGGTGTTGATCACATGCGCGATCTGCATCATCACGATGCTGAGCGAGTGATCGTCGTAGCTGTCCGGGGCCTCATTAGGTACAGAAGTGATGCCAGCCATTATGCGAGCCCCGATACTTGCAGGTGATCAGTGTTCCACCACACCTGGCCGGTGACTCCCGGGTCGCTCGTCGGCGGCTTGAAGATCGTGTAATTCACGCCGGTCGGGCCGGTCATGCCCGTGCCGCCGGTCGGGCCCATGGGGCCGCGGCCACCAGAAGGACCAGTGTTGCCAGTCGGGCCGGAAGGACCAGCCTTGCCGGACGGACCGATCGGGGCGTTGCTCGGCCCCTGCGGGCCGGTCGCGCCGGTCGCATTGAGTGTGTTCGGGGGGCCGATCTGACCTTGCGGACCAGCCGGACCCGTGGCGCCGCCGCTACCCTGTGTTCCTTGTGGACCCAGTGCACCAGTTGCCCCAGTGACACCGGTCGGACCAACCGGCCCTTGCGCGCCAACAGCAGGGCCTGTCGAACCAGTGAGCGTCCCAGCCGGACCCGTCGGGCCGACTTGGCCGTTGCTCGGGCCGGTAGGGCCTGTGGGGCCGGTAAAGCCGCCAGTGCCGCCGCCGGCATTGACCCAGTCAACCTCTTGCTTGAGGATGACCGACATCTGGTTGAACTCCAGATTGCGGATCTCAGGGATCGGGCCGTTCGGGAAGAGTGTGCTCTGACTAGCAGCCATCAGGCAGTCCTCGCGAACTTATTGAAATACTGTCCCGGCGCACTGCCGGTGGCGTTCGGATTGAACCAGATCAAGCCCGAGCCGGTCGGAGCCGACCAAGGCGGGATGAACAGTCCAGTGCCACCGGGTCCAAGCATGCGAATCCCGGTGGGACCCGTGGGGCCGGTAGGGCCGACGAAGCCAGGGAAACCTGTGGCGCCGGTGGCGCCGGTATTGCCCGGAGGACCGCTGGGGCCGGTGTTGCCGGCGTTGCCGGTGGGACCGGTCGTAGCACCTGTGGGTCCCGTGGGACCCGTGCCAGAATTGGGTGGGCCTACGGCGCCGAACGCGCCGGCCGGGCCGGTCTGGCCGGTGGCGCCTGTGACGCCGGTCTGGCCAGTGGGACCCGGAGGGCCTTGGTGGCCTTGTGAGCCATCAGGGCCAGTCGGTCCGATCGGACCGGTGGGACCTGTCGCAGCGTTACCAGCCGGACCTGTGGGACCGGTGGTCGCGCCCGTCGGACCAGCAGGTCCAGGACTGGCGCCAGAGACACCGGTGACAAACGCACCGACAACCTGGGCCAGAATCAGCCCCATCTGGTTGCGGTCGTACTGTTGACTTGAGGTAATCGGCACGCAGCGCTCCTGGTACGGGTCTATCCGTACAGGAGCCAGGTTAGAGAATTACTAAGACCGTCGTATCCGCTTGAGGTTGCGGTCGTGAACGCACTGAGTGCAGTGTCCTGAAATTGTATAACGCTCGGTGAAATGTCCTCTCAAACAAGGGCTTCCCGTGAAATAGAATCGGGAGCGGACTTTCTTAGCGAACGCTCTTGACACGATGATTTTTTTGGTCATCCAGCGCTACCTTGCCGGCATCGACGATCGGCGGGGTCGGGTTGTCGGTGTAGTGCGGCCGCGGCGGTAAGCGACGAACATGTGGTCCAGGATCAGCCGGGTTGACCGGCTGCGCCGCGCGCACCGTTATCCACTGGCCGTCGTGGAAGGTTTGCCAGGGCCACTGACAGTGGGGGGATTGACATGGCCCGTCCTTGAAGACCATGGCGCCACCCGGACCGCCAGAGCCCTCGGCACCGCGATAACACGTTGGATCACCGCACGGACCGTGCCACAGCCGCGGCATGGTTCACCCCTTCGCTCAGGCGCATTGTTGACCCGTCCGATACGGATCATCCCGGCCCCGGAGAAATCTTGGCGCCTGGCCCCGGGGTGTTGCTTACGCTATTAGCGAGCTGTGGTCCACCCGCCGCGGCGGCCGGCGCGGTGCGCATGCCCTGAGCCTGCGCCCCTGCTTGCGGCAGATTAAAATGCGCACCCGGCACCGGTGGTGACATGCCCGGCGGTCCGCCAGGCTGACCTGGTTGCGGCGGCATCGCTCCACCGGCAGGGGTACCAATATGCGTCGGCATACCCTCCGGCATCCCTTCGAGCATCGCTAACTGACCTGCTGTGAGTTCGGTGATCACCCGCTGCACGCCGGCGGCGACCCCCTTGTTCATGGCTTCGGAGATGGTCTGCGGGTTGACGGGGGGCGGCGGCTGGTTGGCCTGGGCGTCCATCTGTTCGAGCTGCTTCTGCGCTGGCACGACCTGTTCACCAGGAAGGCCAATATCTGAAGCAACAGCGCGAAGCACAACGCCGCGACCTTTGATCCCCATAATATGATTATCCACAGGGTTATTAGTCGCTTGCAGATATTCGATCTGACGCTGGCGGAAGGTCTCGCGCTGGACGGCAACTTGCACCCCTTGGACGGTGATCTTCTCTTCACCGGTGAGGATGCCAGTCTCGTCTGTGAGAAGGATTAAGTCGGCGAGCTGGATCAGCGCCGGCTGCATCACGTCGCGGTCAATGTTCGCTGCGACCGTCTGAAGGATCTTGGACGCATTGCCCATGAGCATCGCCAAACCCGAAGCAGTTCTCCCAGCACCGCCACTGCCAGCCTGGCCCCCGATATACTTGGGTATGGCAGAAACATCGTCGGCCATGG